GTCTAATGGGTTTTTAATTGGGTCTGTTGTGTCAACAATCCAATCAGGATAACTAGACCTATCCATTGCAAACGCTAGAGCTGTGCCTTCGTCCATGTTTGCTTTTCGGCATGCCATATAAACTTCATTGGCTGCAATTGCCCAATAATCTAGTTTAGTAAGAACAGGCTCTTTAGTTGTCCTGCGTCTTTTAGCTACTTTCTTTTTAGGTTTACGCTTTGTTGCCATAGGTTTATTTTACTTCCTGCTAATGACAATAAACAGCTCATCAATACGATCTGAAAGGCGTGTTGTTTCTTGTTGTAATGAGGTCAACTGGTCTTTCATTGAACTCCCGCCGTTGGGGCGAAGCTCGTTAAGCCAACCTTTTACTAGCCAGCGTAAGCCAGCCAGCACTCCTATTAATGTGGTGGTAATTCCAGCAGCAAAGCCAGCCCACTCAAGGGCTGACATTACTCTTTACTGCCTATGCCAAATGCTGAATCATCAGGGTTTAAAGCTCTAAGAATAGGGGCAAGGAAAGCTACTAAAAATGCTTTCCAAATATCATCAAAAGAACCTGAAGGATTTGTTACATATACAGTTGCTAAACACACAAACGCACTTCGTCCGTATGAGTTAATTGCAGCCAATAACTTGCTATTCATGTTTGCCCCCTAGTAGTGGTATATCAAAAAATTCAGAATTATTATCTTGGTTCTTGCGGAAAGAAAGGTGAATATGGTGGTTATGCAAATTGTAACCGCGATAGCGACGCCACTTGTAATTTAGAATTGGCGAAGCAATCATGCCTAAATGAATTACATAATGAATACGTCCATGACGTTTAGCGTAGAGTCTAATCTGATCTGCCAAATATGCTGAAGCTCGTTTGTCGTCAGAAAGGCGAGCGTCAATGTCAATTGCTCTAACAACAAAGTTGGCTGACGCGTCGGGTATGTGATCGCTTTTACCTCTGCGTTTGTGATGATCGTCAGCAATCCACCCATCACTTTTGCGCTGGCGATCTCTGTAAGAATCATCTACCTGATTGCGTAACTGAGCAGCCGCTTTTGATAACCATGGTTTCATTTAGACACAATTCCTCAAGATTATGCTGAGGGTTTACCTAGTGTTAAGCCCTCTGGAATTGGTTTGCTATATTCCCATTTCTCAATGTAATCACCAATTCCATCACTATCGTTTCGTAAACCAATAGAGCCATTTAATCCAAAGTCAGCATTAGTTAATTCTGGATATGTTTCAATAATTTTATCAAATAGATTCATATTATGCCCCCACAAATGTTGCGCCAAAGGTACAGCCAGCACCATCGCCATTTTCATTAAGATTCAAAGCTCCTCCAGATGATTGTAATGCAAAAACTTCAAAATAATCTCCGACTTGGGCATCCACCAAAGTTGTGGTGCTAAGAATTGTATAATCGGCTACTGGAGCAGCGGATAATATGCTTGGTATCGTAAAGAGTGAGCCATTTTTATGAATTCTAGCAATTCTTGTTCCCGTTGCGTTTCCTGCAAAAGAAATTGCGGAGACTAATAAATACTTGCCAGCCTTACCGCTTGGGATTGTTATTCTTGAATTATTTGTACTATTATCGTGAAAAGCATCAGTATCAAATAGTTCACTATTAAAAGTAACGGCAGTTACAGTATTATTGGTTAATGACTGTGTGCTAGTTATTTTTTGTAATTGACAACCAACAAAGGTTGAACCACCGCTAGCGGCAGCCCATTTTAATCCTGTTGTTTCAGCACTATCAGCAGTTAAAACATAATTGTTTGTTCCAACGGCTAAGCGACTAAAAGTGTCCGCGCCAGTTCCAACAACTAAATCACCTTTAGCGTCTATTGCTGTTGCCATTGAGTTAGTAACTGTTACTGTACCCGATGTGCCGCCCCCGCTTATTCCGACTCCAGCGGTTACGCCTTCAATATCGCCAGTAGCACCCGATGAAACCCACGCACTTCCTGAGTAATACCATAAAGAATCATTATCTTTTGTAAATGCAAACTGTCCTTCTTGCGGAGAAGTAATTGCAGCGTCGCGAGCTGTCGCGTTAGCAAAAACTAAAACTCCCTGCATCAAATATCCGTTGACATTTGCGGCGGAAAGAACTTCACCAACTGCAAACGTTTTAAACCCTAGTCCTGCTGCCATATTGTTATCCCCCTAGTAGCTAAGTATATCGTCATTTAACTGACCATAATAAATATCGTCCAAAATAAATCCATCAACCAAAGTTTCTTGGGTGCTGAAATGTCCAATCCAAGACGAAGGGGTTATATCCCAAGCAACGCCTTGAACCTGAAGGTTTTTTGTAATGGTAGAACCGTCAGGCTGTATGTTGGTAATTAGAACATTAGTAAAATAATCCATGCCCAAGAGCGTGTCAGTCGGCACATTGGAGTCCAGTAAGTCAATGCTCATTTCATCAATTCTAATGGTCGTGTCTGACCTTGAGGCGACGTAAATAGCCGCAATATTGGCTGCCTCTGCGTCTGTCTGAACGACCAGATCAGAGCTAGTAATTGAGTGAGGGAAGTAGGTCGCAACACTATCCGCATCAATAAAAACTTGGGTAGCACCCCCCAAGCGAGTTATGTTCGCTTGGTTCACAATTAATTTATCATCAAAGGCAAACTTTACGTTTTTGTAAGGAATTCCAGTAGTTTGATTAAACTCAATAGGGGTGTTACCTGCGCTACCTATAACCTCTGATCTATTTTTAAACACAACGTTGCCAGAGGGACTGACATAATAAGCCCCTTGTTCTGAGAATTCGCAGTTTTTAATTGCTGAAAGAGAAGTCCTAGAACTACCTGCGTCCGCTTGAGTCAAAGTATCGCCTGTGGAAATTGATCTCATACTCACAGGGAAATCTACGGTATCTAAAATCTTGTCAATTCTAGTGCCTGTATCTTGACCAGCTGCTTGCCCTGTTATGGTTGTTACAGCTGCTAAGTTAAACAATCTGAAAGCGTCCGAAGCGTTTATGTCCACATAGGAAACGTTTTCGCCTTGATCGTAAGAATAAATGTAATCCGTTGTATAACCACTAAACAAATAATAAGTTACCCCGCTATAAGACGCAGAAATTCTTAATTTTTTTAAAGGTGTCAATTGTCCATAAAAAGGTGAGCTGGTGTTTTGAGGGTTAAAGTTTCCGTTAGGGTCGTAAATTCTAACGGTAGCATTTCCAGCCTCGTAAGTATCTCTTATTAAATTGCGCCCGCGCCTTATGCTTATTCGTCTTGCGTCTGGCGTTAAATCAGTTACTAATTGTGGAGTTGTTGATTCAGCTAAAATGCCTGTATCTAATAAACCGTTAACAGGGTCGTCAAGGGTAAGCCCGATACCGAAAGTAGCTCCCGACGAGAAATCTAGAGATATGTCAAGCGTTGCAGGTAAAACCATTAATCGCCTCTAGTAGCTCTATTGGATAGAGTAAATGAACCCGATGCACTTGAGTCAAGTAATCCCATGCGTAATGAGTCAGTTAAATCTCTATTAGAAATAACATTACCTTGGACGTTAACAGTAACTTTTGTTTCACGTTCTCCAGCACGATAACTTTGCCAATCAGGCATTTGTGTATTTAATGTGACTTGATTCTTTTTTGCCGCATATTCTAAAGCTTTTGCTGCTCCGCCAATGTCGCCGCCTAATGGTATGCCAGCAAAAGGAACTGGAACAATTGGTGAGCCTCCGCCACCACCGCCACCACCTCCGCCACCACCGCCACCACCTGTATTAACGGTGTTGATTTGAACAGTTAGAACAGGTGCTTTTAGTTTATTTAATGCGTCTTGTATTAAGGAAATATCGGTTATGGCTTTGTTAATATAATTAGGATAATCTTGTAAAGGATTTAGGGCAGGTGGTAAGTTTTGAATTGCTCTTGCTAAGCCTGTTGTTTGTAATTGTGATAACGCTAATTGATTGCTTAAACGGTCTGCCTCAGCTGCGTTTTCTGTAAGTAAAGCAAGTTGTAAAGATAGTCTAAGTTTCTCGTCCTCGGTTAATTGGTTCTGCAAGGCTGCCATGATTTGTATTTGTTCCATGTCAAGCAAGCCGCTTGCCTTTTTAAGTTTAGCCTGATCTTTAATAGCCTTGGTTTGTGCGTTAGTTGCTTTTAATTGGGCAAGTGCGGCAGCCTTGGCTTCCTTGGCAGCTCTAGCAGCTGCACCCTCGGCGAATTTAGCCGCACCGCCTTGATCGCCTCCAGCCATTGAACCGCCAGCGGCAAACATGCTTTGTAGGTTTCCAGTTGCCTTAGTTGCAGATTCGCTAATTGCATCAACGCCTTTAATCATCAAACCAATTGCTGCAAACATTGCAGCGTTAGCAGCTATTGCACCAAGCGGGCTAAATAGGAAGTTTCTAGCCACCGCCGCAACCAATATAGCGTTTCTTAAAGCCTTAATTGTTTTAATAATTGCCTCTAAGGAAATAATAAACGCAGCAATTTTATTGATAGTAAACGCTGCAATCATAAGTGCAGCAAAAGTTTTAATTAGAATAATATTGTCAGAAATTAATTGACCAACTTTAATCAACGCTTCGGAAGCAGATTCACCAAACTTAATAATTTTAGTTTGTAATTGATCTATGTCTGTTGCGCCGCTGATTCTCATAATGGCTTCAACCAGACCTGCGCCAATACTAATTCTAGCCATGTCGGCTGCAACCTTTAACTTACCTAATTTGCCAGCAAAAGTATCAGCTGCTCTTGACGCTGCGCCTTTTGTAATGTTAGTTATTTCTTTTAGTATTAAAGCAAAATCCCCTGAAGCAAGAGTTGTTTTACTAAGACCTAAACCTAGTGCGCCTAATCCCTTTGTGTTTCCTAAATAAGCCTTGCTAAGTGCGTCAGCGGCTTGAACTACGCTAATGTTTTGACGAGCAGCAATATCTAATGCAATGTTTGTAAGATTTTGTGAGGCTGCAAGACTTCGGGTTGTAGTTAACAATTTTTCATACGCAGGAATTAACTGCTGATCTGCAACTCCATATTGTAATTTTAAACTATTTAGAAATGCTAATGAGTCTGAAGTTGCAAACTCAAAACCAATATTGCGTAAAGAGTTTTTAAATAATGCTAGTTGCTTTTCTTGGGCAGCAAAAGCGGTAACGGCTGACTTAGCAAAAGCGGTAACACCGACACCAATGAGAGCATGTTTGACGTTTCTTGCCAATTTATCGGCAGCGTTCTCAGCTTGAGTAAATGCTTTCTTGCCTGTAAATTGCGCGGCAATATCAATTACTATACTCATCGTGACGCCTTCCTAAAATATTGTTTCTTTTTAAATTGCTCGTTAGCGTTGTAAATAGCAGTTAAAGCGGCTGCGTTAGCTTTGCCACCGTCCTCAGCCCAAGCTCTAAAGATCAACCGACCTTTCATGTAACGACCGCGCTTTGTAGAACTCTCTATGTTGCCTTGCTTTAACTCACCCATTGCCTGAATAAAATCTGAACCCGCTTGAGGGTTGTTTGAACGACTAATATCTTTTTGACGTGGGTCGCCTAAACGACCAACCCAAGGCTGACCTGAAGGATTTTTTCTACCAGCTGTTTCATAAATAGCACCCGCAGCAGATTTGTTAATTATGTAATAAACAGCTTTGAATCCGCGTCTATTAGTTTTGCGTGGTGTTGAACTATATTTAATATTTTTTACAACAGTTGCCGCGTTAAATAAAGGGAACTTTCTCAATCTATTATCTTGAGCATCAAAGTAGAATTCAGATCGTCGTCTGTAATTCCAATTGCTTAAAGGCGAATTGCTAGGCACATAATCTTGGGCTTTCTTAACTACGCCACCAAGGGCAACAGCCATTTGATCGTCTAGTTGTACAGCTAGGGCAGGGGCGTAATCTTTAAGAGCTTTTTGAAGCTCAATTAAACCTTTTATTTCTGCTGGCATTTTCCCTAGCCTTTGCGTCGTCTTTGAGAACCGCTAAAGTTGCCTTTAACAAATCCCTGTCCATATCAATAAACGTTTGGTGCGGAAGTCCTGTTGTTATTGCTAACCTAGCAACGAGGTAGTGAAAGGAATCCCGCGTTATCCATTTGGGGAGTCAGCGTCAAGAATCTCTACTTTAACAAGCTGCTCCAAATACTTATCACCAAAAGGCACAACAGTTACGCCATTGCGCCTTTCAGCTTCCCAAGCCAACCAATAGACCGCGCTTTGTTTTTCTTCATCTCTAAAATATTTATGAAAACCACTTTTAAAGTGAGTTTCAAACGCGAACTCAATAACAGGTGTAATTTCATATTCAGAAACGTCACCTGAAGCCTTGGTTATTTTAAGTTTAATCATTTTAGTCCTTTGTTATGACCAAGTACCAGTTGTTGCGTACGCTGTCTTGCTGTTGCATGTGAAGGTTAAATCCATCATGCCTATATCAGCGACCGCACCATTGATATCGGTTAGATTGTCAATAAGAATTGTACCTGAATAAAGTGGGTTTGTTCCTGAAACCGCGCTGGCAGTATCTTGAATTGCTTGGAAAGCAACTGTTGTACCGAAAGCGGCTTGTAGTGTAGCTCTTACTGAACCTGCGCCTGAAGCTAGATCATCGTTTAGAAATGATACGGTTATTGTATCAGCTGCTAACCCAGTAGTGTATTTGTGTGCGGTGTCGCCCATCGCGCTGATCTCAATTTGGTCAAGAACGCGGTTAAGGGTAAAAGCTGTTACATGGTCAGACAAGTTAACAGAGTTAACTTTAAATCCAACCTTGTTATTTAAAAACGTTGCCATGAATTATTCCTCGTCTTTCTTGGTGATTGTTGGTTTTGGCTTGTCTTGTGGTGCTATTTGACCGATCTTTTTAAGAAAGGCAATGTCCTCGTCTGTAAGTGTCATTGTTTAACTCCAAGTTGTTAGTGTGCTTATGTTGATTGTGCTGACCATCATCTCTTGAGCTTCCTGCAATACCGACGGCGCAGATACGCTTTCAATGTTAAATTTAAGGCTTGACGCAACAAGTTTTAAAAATACCGCGCAAACCATTTCCTCTAACGCAATTAATGAAGCTTGATTGTCCAGCATTGGGACTATGCAAGTTATTGTAAAGTTTGCCTTTGCCCCAACATTGTATTGATTGTTGCTTGGCTCAAGCATTGGGTCGGCATACCTGAGAACAACGCTATTGGCGGTGGGTGTGGCTGGCACATAAGAGAACGTGTCCCACACCCCCGCATTACTTAGCGCGGACGCAATGGAAGCTCTGAGAGTTGTAACGGCAACTGTCATTAGCCTATTAGTCCATTGGGAGCTAAGTGGTTCGCAATTAAGCCTCTAACTTTTGCAATCAATGTTGAACCCATTTTAAAGGGTGATGGTTGAAAATTAGGGTCTAGTGCGCCGCCATTAGCAGCTTGTTTGGCTTGCCAGATTTCAGTCGCCACCATAAGGGTAGCCAAATTTATTTCGGGAACTGTTGCATAATCTGTGCCATGAAACGACCCTGTTGCAACTCCGTAAGGTCTAACTAAATGATTTGTTTGATCTGCGCCTGAAGCAACCGTAAAAGAAAAAGTATAAATTGTAGATTCGGTTATTGTACGAGTTCCGTTAAACACCGCGCCTGAATCTGAAATTACTAGGCTTTGACCAACAACAAAACCATGAGGTTCAACTGTTGTAACAGTTGCCTTTAAGCTGTTTAATTCTGTTACAGCAATGTAAGCTTTATTAAACCACAAATAGCTTTTAATTACGTTTTCGGCAGCCTGACAGACTTCCTCAACCGTTGCTGACGAATACAAATTTCCTAATTGTAAATTTGCTCTAAGTTCGGCTTCGGTAACGTATGTGGCTGGCAAAGTATTTTCCTTTCTTAAAAGTTAAGGGGCGAAGGCTTCCAACGCCCCTTAACGGATTTTTCCTAGTTAGGAAAGATTAAGCAATCATCCACTTGTAAGCTCCAGCGTTTACCTTATTGGCAATTGCGCCGTAGCCATAGTAAGAAACGTCAATTTGACCGCTTGAAATTACATTGGTTTCCAAACGATACTTGGTTGACTCATACCATGTAAAGGACTGAGGATTTACAACAATAATTGAACCGTCGCCTACTCCAC